AACACGGAGCGTCTGGCAATAATAAGCCAGCTCCGTGTTTTTAATTTAGGAAAAACGCCATGAACACTACGCAACTTATATCGGCAGTCATGCTGAAAGCTACTGGTAAGGTGCGCAACCTACCAGAAACAGACAAGAAATACCAGAAAATACTAGGTATTGCTAACATGTATATCCCTGTATGGCAAAGTGAACCTAATGTTGATTGGCAGTCTTTATATGACCCTAATTACGATATCGGAACACTATCGACGAATCAGGAATATGAAATTGACTTTACTAAGGTTGCCAAGGTAAGCAATGTATACGGCGACACCATAAAGGTCAAAAAAGACAATCAGATTAAAGAATACACTACAGTGCCACCAGAGCAAGCGGGAATGTATAAGGGGCAAGACTGCTGCACTATCTCTGGCAATAAACTAGTATTTATCGATCCTATACGAAGTGACGGCCCAGTACTTGGAGGGCAAATAACAATACCTGTATATTTACATGCCCCACTGCTGACAAGCCCAAGCGATATGGTCCCAGTAGACAATCCAATGTGGCTAGTGGTGATGTGTGCGGCTGAATATGCTCGCAACGACATTCTTCTACAGAACCAATACGGCAATCTCATCAATGAAGCCAACCAGCTGATGGAAAAAATGATAGAGAATAATGCTAGTCAAGCTAGATATGCACCTCTAAATATGATTCCAGGAGTGTCTGACATATGCTAAAACCCCCTAGCAGCACTAAAGCACCAAAAATACAGCGGCTGTCGGTTGAGGATTGGACAAACGGCGTGGTTACTGCATTTGATGATGGTCGCTCACCGCTAAGAGGTCTAAGGTCGTCTGAGAATATGATATTGGATCAGGACTCTGTCATTACCGTGCGACATGGTACTGCTAAATATGGTCCCCAGCCATTAGGAACAGTCTTAGGCGAATTGGCTGAATTTCGTAGCACTACAAAAGACGGATCCGTAAACTGGCTAGCTTGTCTTCAAAGAATAAACGGCAAAACAAAGCTATGTATAGCTAAAGGTGAAGACCCAGCCTGGCAAGTTGTAGAAGGTAAAGAATATCACGAATCCGCACGCGGTCATTTCAAACAGATACGCAATAACCTTCTAGTCATGAATGGAGAAGATACTCTTAGCTACTTAGATATACCAACAAAGAAGATAGTAGCATTTCAGAAAATATCAGACCCAGCAAAGCCAATACTAGATAAAAACGTAGGACTAACTGGTACAGGATTTAAGGTGTTTTATGCAGTTACTTTTAACTCTACTGTTGGTGAAACTGCAGGATCGCCTCTATTATCTCAAGCAATCTCTACCGACCGAGATATGTGGAACGGTGAAAAACACAACCTATCGGTCAAGCGTCCAGATAGTACAGAAGCTAAGTCATGGAATATTTACTGTGGTGTTGGTGTTGACGGCGGCGGAGAGCCTACGCTTTACCGTCTAGCTGCCGCACTGCCAATGGATCAGACAGTATTTGTAGACAATGGATCGCGTAGCCTAGACATGTCAGTGCCTCTACCAAAAGACAATAATACGGCTGGTCCAAAAGCAACACGAGCCGATGTAGTCAATGGCCGTATATGGATGACTGGTGATAAAGACAATCAATTCTATGTATGGCGTGGTGGTGATTATGGTCATGAGTTAGATTTCTCACCTGGATATGGCGGTGGATATACGCCAGTAGGGAATGGTACCAAGGAAGTACCATTTGCAGTACGACCATATCGAGATGGTAAAGGAGACCCTAAAGTAACAGTCCTAGCAAACGGCACAAACGGTACTGGTAAACGATTCTATATTACACCAACGAACATTACTTACGGTGAAGATACTATTACAGTCTGGCAAGTACAGGAAGATACTGGTGCTGACGGTACAGATAGCCCTGACGCTGTAGTCATTTACAATAACGACCTACTATATCCAAGCCGTGGTGGATTTAATACTACAGGAACTCTACCACAATTACAGAACGTCCTATCTACAAGACGAATTACTAACACTATTCAAGATGCTATTAGCAACCTAAACAGTAAAGCCATAGAAAAAGCCGTAGGGTTGGCATTTGAAGGTCGCGTCTATTGGGCGTTACCTGTTGCCGCTGACTACAACAATCAGATATGGATTTATGATACCGACCGTAGGGGTGCGTGGATGAAACCGTGGAGTATTCGTGCTGACTGGATGACGCTGTATAACGATAACTCAGGTATAACTCACTTCTTAATAGTTCAAGGAAACAAGATAGTCGAGCTATCTAAGGGTGCAACTACAGTCGACGATGGAAAGCCGTTTAACACTAGCGCACAAAGTGGTCAATTGCGATTTGAAGAAACTGGAAGAGATTGGGCGCGTGTGCTCAAGGTGGTATTTGTGCTACTCAGACCTCAGGGGCGTATTAATCTTACCGCCACTATTAAAACAGAAGACGGATTACAGACGTTTACGGAGACAAGATTTTTCGGAGCATCTTCAAGTCGTACTGGATGGAGCGAGCCAGGCGTTGGTTGGAGTTCTATCGGATGGAGTGAGGTGAGAGGCATACCTGAAACCTTTAACTCTGCTAGCGAAGAGGTGGAGCTAGAGGTAGATGAGGACGCTCACTGGGTGCAGTATGGCTGGAGTTCATCAGACCCTGGCGTAAGTTACAGCATATCGAGAGTGGTATTTGAATACGTAAATATTGGCACGAAAGACCAAAGCTAAAGGAGGAATAACAAAATGGCAAGTGTTAGTGACAAAATTACAAAAGTAAAAGACGGTAGCAATCCTAACGTAGCGCGAGTAGTTACCCCACGACCTGCAAACTCTGATACTCTATCTGTAGATAGTCTAACTGGCTGGACTGAAGATACTGCTGTGCATTTTATGACATATAGAGTAGACTCAACTGGTAAAGTGGTCCCAGGTAGCCAGAGAGACTGGAAGGGTATGGCAAATAAGGCTACTGGTCAGATTATTAGTTTACAAATCCAGAATAACGCAATAGATGACGGTAACTTAGTTGGGGATATTGTTCAAGCTGGTCCTACTGCCAGCTGGGCGCAAGACCTAGCCGAGGCAATGCTAGAATCTCATAACAGTGACGGTTCTCTGAAAAAAGGTGCTGTAGGGGCTGAGAATATAGCCAAAGATAGTATTACAAAAGACGCACTCAAAGAGGGGTCTATTACAGCCGACAAGATAGACTTTACGACTATGCCAGACAATAAATATACAATCGCTAAGCAGGATACTGGCAAGAAGTGGATTAACGAAAAAACAATCTTTAGGCAAGTCTTTACAACCAACACGAAAGCGCAGGGAAATACAGAACAGATTGTCAACATTGATTTGCCTAAAAAGGATTCATTGCAGATTATCAAAGTAGAGGGAGGGATACGCACTGGTGCTGATTTTTATCCACTCGAATATATTAACCCAAATGCACCTAGCGGACAGAATTCACAACTTAAGCTGACATTTTATAACGAAAGCTGGCAGATGCGATTTAATACAGGCTCTGTTGGTGTACTTACAGTTATCGTATATTACACAGAATAAGTTGTATTGCAGTAGGTACTGTCTAGTTACTTAACATACTCTAAAACAATACTAACTTCTGAATTACCCCAAGCGTAGCTACCAGAGATTGTAATATTAGTTTGGTCGATTGAGGTAACACCTGATTGGTGTGTGCCTTCAATGTATGGCAATGCTTGCTTGATAGGGTTATTATTAAGACTGCCAGATAGTCGCATATTTCCATAATATCGTATTAACTCCCATCTATTAGATAGACCTTGAATACCATGTGGCAAGTTTGACGTATTAAAACCACCTGTCATATTCACAGTGCCACGCACGACTTTACGATAAATAGGGCGACCATCAATCCATTTTTGACCAGTGTCCTGTTCAGTAGTCTTGTATTTATTGTCTGGCATTGTCGTAAAGTCTATCTTGTCTGACCAATGTATAAATGGTAAAATAGTACTATAAATTAACCAGTGTGATCTCAAGAAACGGAAGCACGTATAAAGACGAAAGGCTTCCGTTTTTTATATGCCAGGATCAAACACAGACCTAAGTGAACGCCTAGTCAAGCTAGAGGTGTTCAATGAAAAAGTAGCAGAACCATCATTAGCCCAAATATTAGCCAAACTAGACGGGCTAGTAAGTGAGTCTGTATATATAGAGCGAAATAAATATGTAGATGGAAAAATAAATGATATTGAAAAGAATATCAAAGCAATTCAATACCATAACGATACACTAGATGGCAACGTCTTCATAAAAGCTATCGTTACTGGCGAAAAGAAATTCGTAGGCGTAATCATCAAATACACAGGTCTAACTGTGCTTATAGGTGCAGTAGGACTCTTTTTGCTTACTCAATTTACCCATTTTATTCAAGACAGAACACCCGTTGAAGTAATAGAAAAAGTAAAGGAGGTAACAAAATGATAGAAAAAGCACTAGCTTGGTTCTACGCACGTAAAGGACGAGTTTACTATTCGATGGAGAATCGGAATGGTCCAAATTCCTATGACTGCTCAAGCTCTGTATATCACGCTCTAAAAGAAGCAGGTCTTTTGCCTGCAAGCTATTGGATTGGCAATACAGACACGCTATTTGACGCTCTGGAGAAAAATGGTTGGGTGCGATTGCCTGAGGACGCAAACGGCGAGGCAGATACACAACGAGGAGATATTTTTATTTGGGGTATTCGAGGCAATTCAGGTGGCGCGTTGGGACACACAGGAATGTTTACGGATACAGATAATGTCATTAACTGTCGCTATCAAGCGGGTATTGTAATAGACAATCACGACTGGCTCTGGAGCGCGTCAGGTTGCCCACCATACGCATTTTATCGATACGTTGGCAAACCACAAGAATCAAAGCGAGTAGCACTGCCTGAAGTGTATTATGCAGATGAAGTAGCAACTGTATTCGACTTACGACAAATTAGATGTAACCGATTGATTGATGAGTTTGATTGGGAAGATAACGGCGTACCTATCTCTGTAGCAGTAAAGACAGATAAAGACGGCTATCTGCTGGACGGTGAGATAAATACAGGAGATTACTTCCGAATCGTTGGTAGTACAGAGATATTAGATGAAACCACCGAAAACAACAAACGCTACCTACAGTTGAAAATGGCAGATGATGGTATTTGGGTATTAGCAGAACGAGTACGTGAACTAGCGAATGGAGACGCAGGCACGCCACGACCAGAGAGGCGTCCTGTAGTAGTTACACCTACCGTGAAGATTGAAGCCAAAGATCAACCAAAAACTGTACCTGTAGCGCCACAACCTACCAACGAAGACGTTATGAGGTCTATCGCTAAATTAAGCCAAGACATCGCTAAGAATAAAAGTTTGTTAGAGAAGATTATCGATTTTCTGATGAGTATTTTTAAGTTCAATAAATAAGGAGGAACTATGAAAACTACCAAATATAATGCACTAGAAAAATTACACAACGAACTGAATCGCGGTGCGCCAGGCGACGAAGTTTCTCTTAATATCGGCGGTAAAGAGGTGTTGAAAATCAAGTTTCAAACTGGCGGTACGGCTACCACAGAGCGCAACGGTGTATTTATTGAGGACTTACTTATTGTAACTTACGCAAAACTAGCGGACTACAACCGAGGATTGCCTTGTCGCGAAAACAGTTTAGCCCTTACGAAAATTGAGGAAGCTATTATGTGGCTGGCTAATCGTAAGGTTGAGCGTGAATCTCGCGGCGTGTACGGTACTGAGGAAAAATAGAAGGAGGAGATATGAAATCACTAGAAGCATTAAAGAATATCAACTATAAAGACGTAGCTATCCGTGCTGGATGGACATTTTTACAAACGTTTATCGCGACATTTTTGTTGGCGGGTGTAAACTTAGTAAATTTGCTATTCGCGGCGAGTTGGCACGAATTATACGCTTTAACGATGGCTACCGCATTATCTGCAATCGCGGCTGGATTATCTGCGGCTAAGACTATTATTCTAGACTTAGTACGTCAGATGAAAGAAGCTGTTGAGTAATTTGGAAATCCCGAACAACTGAACAGTTCGGAAATCCCGAACAGTTGACTGAACGTAAAATATTTGCTAGGATAGAAGTATCAATTTCAGATTGCCGGCCTCTATCGATTGAAAAAAGGTTTTCTTTCGATTGGGGCCGCTTTATTTTGCCCTGAAATACTAAAAAATAGGATTTTTCTGTCAAGCCCTTAGCACTACGGACTTGTGGAAAACTCCTCGGAAATGTAAAACGCCAGAGCTAGTATGGTGCTAGTTAGCTGTTGGCTCAAAATTTGGAGGGTTAACAGAGGTGAAAACCACTAATATTAATTCTAATGCTAATGCAAAAAAGTTTCATAGAAACTATAATTCTAATTCTAATACTAATATTAGTCGTGATAAGTATGCTAAATCCAAGCAAATAGAGAATATGGCGACTAGATTATGTCAGATGTTTGGGAATGAACAATACTTCGCATTTTACTGTAAAGTATTTTGGAAATTACCAGAAGCTACAGTTTGGCAATTAGCGGAAACTGCACTAGAAGCAAAACAAACTCCAGGACGATTATTTACGTATTTATGCAAAAAGGCAGGCGTATGAGTTTTGACACTAAGGAAGCTAGACGTAAACTTATTGAACGAATTAATAAGGCTAAGGCAGATCGAGAACAACTTAGACTATTACGTAAGAATAAAAATGGCTGTGATCATGAATGGAAGACGTATAAGCAGATTATCAAGATTGATTATTTTACTACCGTTATGAAGGGTCAAATACGTGAATATAGCGGTCCAACTTCACCGTATTTTATAGTTAAAGGATGCCATAAATGTCATGAAAAGCATTACATTGACTTAAAAAATCTGTAAAATAGAACAATTGGGGCGTAAAGGTTACAAATTAAACCTAAGTCACTCTAAGGAGAGAAGAATGACCGCACCAATTCTATCAATCACAACATCAAGAGCTACTGTAATAAGTGAATTACAGAAAATAGATGAAGTACTAGACGTAGAATATCAGACAGAGAACATCAGAGAGCTAGCGTTTCAATTTATTCATTATTCAGCAATAGTCGAAGATATGTCACCAGCTACAGTAGCTACTAGAGTAGTACGTCTTAAACAATTTGTTAATTTCTGTGATGAATTACACAAAACCAATATAACCGAGCTGTCGCTTAGATGGCTCGATTTTTATTTTTATGAATACAGAAAAACTCACGCAGCTTCAACCACAAACTCAACAAAACGAGTAATAAAAGCATTCTTCAAATGGTGTAATGAGCATATGAATCTAAACTGTATTAATTCTGAGCTTATTAAGTCACGTAAGAACGCTAAACCACGACCAAGATATATACAACATCATGTTATACAACTAGTACTCAACAGGACGTCAAATAACGCGAAAGAGCGGCATATAAACATGCTAATAGATTTTGCATACGACACTGGATTACGTATTTCAGAGATTGCCAATGTTAGCTATAGAGATATAGACGGATTGAACTTATACGTAAAGGGTAAAGGCTCTAAGGATCGTACTGTATTCCTAACTAAACGATTAAAAGACAAGATAGATGAATTCGCGACAGACTACAACCGATTGTCTGGTCCTCTATTCAATACAAACGATAAAACAGCTAGAGTATGGATCCAACGAGCATTTAAGAAATATGCAGATATTCATATAACACCTCATCAATTAAGACATAGTTTTGCAGTGCGTCTTCTAATAGCTGGTTGCGATCTTATGACAATACAAAAATTACTTGGCCATCGCGACCTATCTACGGTCCAGATATACCTACAAATTAAAGATGATCTGGCAGAGAGTCAGTTCTATAAAGCAATGGATCACGCTCAAGGCTATTGACATATTTAGTCATTTTTGCTATACTGGTGACAGTTGAGAAAGACATACACTTTCCAAGCATTTTTACACCAAACACCATTTAGGCTCTCTACCAAACAAAGATCGAGAGTCTACTGTTTTGCCAACTATAAATTGTTGTGGTGGACAGTCGTAGTTATNAACTATGATATTATCACATCCAGGAATAGGTGAGGTGCCGGTTCAAGACAAAACTGTTGTGGTGGACAGTCGTAGTTATGGGGAGGCGCACCTCACCAAGTTCCTACGATTGGAAAATTAGATTCTCATAGGTCGTTCTGATGTTTGTCAGGACGATTTTTGTTGTATAGCAAAACCCGCTGGAAGTAGAGAGCCAGCGGGTTTTNAATTAGATTCTCATAGGTCGTTCTGATGTTTGTCAGGACGATTTTTGTTGTATAGCAAAACCCGCTGGAAGTAGAGAGCCAGCGGGTTTTCTGTTTGAAGAGGTTGGCAATCTGAAATTGATGACCTCTTGTAGACAGAACAACTACACTGGCTGCATTGAAAGATATAGCTCAATCCGACTCAATAGCGAGAATTATAGGAGTGACGGAGATTAGCTAGAACACTCAAAGCAAATATGTCAGAAAGTGATCTTTAACAATTAGGGCATCAATAAACTATTAGCGGCTGTGTCGGTGGGTGCGTCTCGTGAGTATCTATAAATTTAAGAAAAGCCGCCACCCACTAACTCAGTCGCTAAGCGAACAATA